ACCCAAAATTAACGAGGCCTGTCAAAAATATACCAAAACATAAAAAAGCAAACTTCCATTTTCTTTTATTGCTCTCATCATGTTTTTTTAAATGACTGCACAAATTTATACTAATAGAATGTAATTTTTGCACAGCCATGACCAAAATATCATGATCACTCATGCCTTGCAATTCTTCAAAACTCGGGAACTCATCAGACATAATCAACCTCTTTCTATTTCTGCTGCTCCGTAGGGATATATGGCTAAAAAAGGTTTAACAAGCATATCAGCAATAGTGTATGACTTATCTGGATTCTCACCTGTTGTAAATTCTTTCTCTTCAGTTATTGGGCCAATAACTGTTTTATATTTTTTCACTGGCGATTCATCACTAAAATCTTGTATTAAAGTATTTCCTTCTATAACCTTTAAAGCTAAATACGCACAAGCTTGTTTTATTCTTTCTGGTATTATATCTTCATCAACATAATCACCATCTTCATCATACATTTCATATCTTGGCCATTGTAATATGTATCCTTCATACACTTTATAGCCATCCCAAGAATAATGCAAATCCAAATATCTAGTTGCTTCTCTTATTGCATTTTGTTTTTGAGCACCAGTAGCTGAAGACCAATCTGTGGAATTCCCATAATTTTCTATAAATTGTGTAGCTTCATCAACTTCCAAATATGCATTAGCATCTTCGACACCACTTCCATCTTCAACTATGAACGTAGCAGCCATAATCTACCTCTAACTAAATATGTTCAATAATATCTTCAAAAGATTTATTATCATTGGTTGCTTCTGGTTCAGTTGCTTCTGGTTCAGTTGCTTCTGGTTCAGTTGCTTCTGGTTCAGTTGCTTCTGGTTCAGTTGCTTCTGGTTCAGTTGCTTCTGGTTCAGTTGCTTCTGGTTCAGTTGCTTCTGGTTCAGTTGCTTCTGGTTCAGTTGCTTCTGGTTTCACTCTTTCCCAACCCTTAGAAATATATTCTAAAACTTGATTGGAATTTACTTTTATTTTTCTGCCATCTTTGGTTATTTCAGTTTTCATAATCGGAGCCATTTTATTTTCCTTTAGTGTTAAATTATAAATATCGGTGGGAGTTTAAACTCCCACCGACCCTTTGAGGAGGACTTTTCCGGCGGCGATGCCCTAAGTAAATTAGACCGCTCCAGCGATTCTCATCGCAAGCTCAGGTCTTACAAGATCTGCTCCCCACAATATATCAAATTCCCAAATTGTTTGTTTATGCTGTCTACTGACTTCCAAACGCAAAATTAAGCCAGTAATTGGATCCTGCATAGAAAGCATTTTGCTACCGAGACTATAAGATTGAGAATTATCAAGTAGTGGTCTTGTAGCAAAAGCAAACGCATCCCTATGAAATACCATATTCACAGCATGTGAATTTTTAATCGTTACAACTTCTGCTCCAGAACAAGCTACTTTCAATGTTGGTAGAATTGAAACTTCCACAGCAGTAGACGGATCAAGAGTATAAGCAGAGGAACCACAAACAACATAAGTTTGACTATCCCCTGCAATAGTAATAATGTCTCCCGGAACAACAGTTCCAGAACCTACATCAACTAAACCAATTGCTGTAGAACCAACAGCTTCAGAAGCTTTTACAGTAACATCGGCGGGACTAGCTGCATAAGCAGTTCCAACAGTATGATCCGGTACATCATCATCAGCGACCCAATTGATACCAAACTTACGTCCAATTTCGCCTTCCATTTTTACAACCGCTGACATAATTTTTTCAGCATCACTAAATGCACTCAAATCAAGTGCAGCAGCTTCAGCATCAAAATTGAGTACCCCACGAAGATCTGTTCGTGGACAAAGTTGTTTATTTAATACCTTCTTTGCACCTGTAGCAGCACTTACACCAGAAGTATCAGTAGTGCCTGCACCAAAAGGATCAAGTATAGTGCCAGCACCATTAGAAGGATTAGAAATAAACCCATAGACTCCGCGACTTGTGCCTTTATATTTGCTCATTATATGCTGATTAACAACAGTAGCAAGAGCCTTGATTGCTTCCTGCAATTGCATCGGGAGGAAATGCTCATTAGCATCAATTTCACAAAGTTCTTTATCAGTTAAACCAATAGGATTATTTTGATACCACTGATCTAATGAGATTTGCACAACAGCAGGAGTCAAATCAGTAGGAGCAAGTAAACTATTACTAGGGCTAACAGTTGTAGTTCCAACAGCAACAGGAACAGGGACATCAATAGTTGTGCCCTTCATTGCAGCTTGTGTTCCATAGTCACTGTTTACAAGTCTAGGCATTATACAGCGAGTTCTTAAACTCACAAGTGCTCTAGCTAAAATTTTTGGCATTATATTAGTAAGTGTATTTGCCATATAAACACTCCTTATTAAATTTTTGTTATTTGTTAATTACTCTGAACATCCCGTCCAGTCGAGTATCCCACTCTAACGTCAATACAAATTAATCGCTGGAATCCATTTCAACTTGTACTTTACCAGTAGCAATATCTTCTAAATTTTTAGACATTGCTTGACTATCAGACGCTTTAATAGTCTTAACTTTAGAAGGAGTATTTTTGGATTTCCCATCCTCACTACCTCTGTTTCCAGGACCAGAAGAATTTGTGCCATTAAAAGCAGCAGCAAAAACATCTTTAGTTTTCATTTCTCCAATAAACTGATCAATGGTCATATCATCACCATTAACATTGCCAATTCTTGGATTACCATTCATATCAATAACTTGTGGTTTAAATTTTCCGCTGCTATCAGCGATCATTTGCACACTATTTTTGACATGAGGCATTAATAGTTCTACATTACCTCCAGCTTTAGTAATAGACTCTATAATTTTTGAATTAACAATTGCATCTTGCAATTGGACTCTTGTATCTTCAAGTTCATCTTGTAAATCACTAGTCTTCTTTTTATGTTGTCCTACTAATTCATCAATTTTACTTTGCAACCTTGATTCTGCTACTTTAACGGCTTCCTTGACTTTATCTTCACCCTTCCAATTTTTTATTTCGTCAACTTTAGACATTAAATCTCTGGCTTGATCTGCGTCTATATCCTTATACTTTTCTTGCATTTCTTTTAATGAACTTTCTAAAGTAGATAAATTTTGTGTCAATGTTTTTTCACTAGATCTTAATTTACCAACAGTTGATTTTAAACCATCTACATTTTCAAGAACCATCCCGTCTACTGAAGTAATATCTAAAACAAAATTATCATCTTTTTCAACATAATGAGATTTAATTTCTTCAGATAAGCTCTCAAATTCTTCTTTTTTTAATTTAGCTTTTAAAGCCATATTTGTTCTCCTCAAATATAATTTATTATTCTTTGTTTGAAGCTTTTTCAAACATTATATATTTATGCTTATGTTCTTTAAGCCATTCTTTCGCTTGCTTTACTGTCCATTTTGAAACTTTAAATCTTATAGTTTGTAATACTATCGGGCCATTGGGTTTACTTTTTAAAGGACCACCATAAAAATAAATTCCATCTGGTGTTGTTTTTATAACTCTTATTCGTACAAAACTATCCGGATCTCGTAATCTTGCTGCATGGAAATTTGGATATGGCACGTCATTCTCCTAATATAAAGAATTTTGTTCCTCTATGACTATTTGATTTTTTGGTATTTTCTTTTTTATTTCAAACTCCCTAATTAAATCTTCTTGTTGTAATAATTCTAATAAACTTATACAATAATAGTAACTATTTTCATTATTATAACCTAACGGATCATAAGGAAATTCTGATAAACCATTATCTTTAGCTATTTTAATAGCTTCTTTCAAAGTTATTTTCTTTTCTTTTAATATAAATATATCAAAATAATTTTCAAAAGACATTTCTTAATATCCCTAATATTAAAGCAAAATGATCAAAATCTTTTTTAGCAAATAAAAACATTTGTCTATCTGAAACGAATTGTTCAAAGGCCATAGATATAACTTCTGTATGGCCTGTTGGATAAATACGTCCAACATAATTATCTATAAACTTGCCCTTGTAGGCATAGCCAGTTTTTCCTAAATAAGCTAAACTTACTCTTTTCCCTCCGCTTCTTTCAATCATCCATTGCTTTAATTTTTCTCTAATCTCATAATTAGCATTCTCTATAATATGCCCCATCTCATGCCAAAGTCTTCTCCTCGTAGTATCAGGACTAAACAATGTATTCATTCTAACATAAGCTCCACCGCTCTTAGTAGGCCCAATATTAATACCACCAAATCTGGAATTATTTAATTTATTTAAAAAAGAATCACTACTTAAACTTGAAATTTTATCTAAGAGACTTTCTACTTGTTTCATAGCTGATTTAGTTTGTTTGATAATATCCCCTTTAGTAATATTATAAATAATAGAATCCTTGTATTTTGTTAATTCTAATGTTGGTTTTACTTCTGGCAATATAGCTTTCTTAAATTTTAAAAAAGCTTCTTCATAATCCTTATTGCCTACTTTTGTAGAGATATTATCAAAATCTACACCCATTTTCTTTTGCAGTTCAACTTTAAATTCACTAAATCTCTTTTTAAAATTAATATCTTTATCAATATCTAATGCTTCTTTACTTGTAGAATTTTTTTCAACCTTATTAATTAAATTATCAACTTCCTTTGGGGTTCCTGTTATTGCTTCTTTTCTTGTTATGCCCCTTTTTTCTAATTTACTTAAATATAAATCTCTTTGTTTTTTAATCTCTCCAGCTTGTAAAGGTCGTAAATTAGGTTCATCGAATCGCCTTCTATAAAAATTATATTTCTTAATTAGTTCTAAATCTTCATTAGAAAACACATTTAAATTTGGAACTTTACTACTAATTATATTACCAGTTTTATCAAGTTCCACACCTTTAGAAGCCAACTTTCTTACCACTGATTTCGCACCAATAAAATTCTTATTATTTATATAAGTTTTGTAACTATTTATTAGAATTTTAACTTCATTAACTTCTGATAAAGAAACAGCAGCTTCTTCTAATTTAATTCCTTCACGCTTTGAAATTTGTTTCAATGTCAGTGGTTTTAAATCTTTGCCTACAAACTTACTAATTGAAACTCGCCCTGAACGGAATAACTCTGCCTTAGTTTTTCCAAGAACTTTATCTTGAATTGCTTTAGGTTGAGTTTTCAACCACTTACGATAATTAGTTTTTTCTGGAACTGCTCCATCCATAGACGCTCGTGTTGCTGGTGGCGGATCTTCAATACCGTATTCAGACCAAGAATTAACTACTGGAACAGTTGTACTTCGGCAATTAAAATGAGCAGGGGGACGCTCACCTTCTCCAACTTCAAAAATTTTGCCATCTAAATTTATACAAACTAAAGTAGTCCTATCGTCCAAAGTTGCTATCCATTGTACTCCACGTATCAAGTCCTTATTTTCTTTGAAAGTTGCTTCTCTTGCATTATGAACAACATTACTAACAGCCGTTCGAGCAATATATTCAGCTTGCTTTGTATTAACTTTTAAAGAAGAACGTATTCTCTGTCCTATAGCTGGTAAACTTTCACCAGCAGCAATTCCAGTTCTCAATTGTTTGTTCACTCTAGCAGTAACAGCTTTTGGATAAGACTTAATCCAGCTACTTAATTTATGGCCTTCCATTGGTTTAGTTACTACCAACTGTTTAAGAACTGAATTACTCGGCATTGTAAAATCTATATCAAGTGGGACTACATCTTGTATAGTTTTTGAATTCCAATTAGCTTCATATAAAGAAATATTTTCAAGATTACTAACTAATCGCCCTTCAGCTTTTGCAATTCCAATACTAGAAATTTTTTGTACAGAAGCTAATAATTGTTTAAGGCGTTTAATACGATAAATACTACCAAGACTTTCTATGTTTTTTATTTTGCTTAATTCCGTTATTAACTTTTTATAGATCTGTGGAAAAGTTTCTTTTTTGAGAAAACTACCAATTTTTCTTGCTTCACTATTTTTTAATTGCTCAATATTTATTGAATGACGAATATACTTATTAAGCAATTCATTATTTACTGTTAATTTTCTTCGCCCCTTCTTTGCCATTATTCATCTTCTTCCTCTTCCATTTCTTCTTCAGTATTATTTTCTTCTGGCAAAAAATCTTTTAAATCCTTATTCCCTTCCTCATCAGCAGCTTTCGCCTCTTCTTCAGCATTCATTTCTTGTGAAAATACTCCACGACGTTGTAATTCTTTAAGAAATCTTTCCCTTGTTATTTCACCAATCTTTCTAGTATCTAATAATAATTGTTTATCCCCTCCACCTAAAACGAATGCCTCAAAGTCGCTATAAATTTGAATATCAAAAGTATCTTTAGGAATTATTTTTCTCCAATCACAAGCCGTTTTTATTGCTTCTTTAATACCTTTTTGTAATGCATGCACCCATGATTGTAATTGGCTAACAGTCCTATCTTCATCTATTCTTTCAGAAGTAGCTGTACTTGGAATATTTTTTATAAGAGGTTGATTACCGAGCACTCTCATCTTTTGTTCTATATCTTCAACATCATTCTTACCAGCATCAATTGATTTACCATTATGCTCAACATATTTTAAATCAGCTTCAGCAGGTTCCACAAGATAAGCTTTTGTTGGGCCGACTTGCAATGAACCAGCTTCTACCATTTCTTGGGGTAGTCCCTTACCAAACAATAAACCAAAACGAGTAAAATGTAAAATGTTTCTTTGATCGGCATAACTTTGCCAATGAGCTAAGTTAAGCCAAGCTAAATCCTCAAGAGGTGGGTCAGCCGTCATAAAACCAGTTCTATTTGCATAAATAGATACTAAAGGAATACTACCAAGAGTAGAACTGCCTTCTTCTATTTTATTATATTTATCTTGTTTATCATCATCTTGTTGATGTATTTCGTATGCATCTTTCCCGTAAACATTGATATAATTTATTGCTATATCTCCATAATCACCATTAGCTTCAGTCGCTGTTTCTTTTACTCTTATTTGTGCTAATTCTAATTTATCTCCAATCTTTTCAGTTTGCCAGCCTATTAAATCAGCAGGGCTAATATTTATTAAATATATTCTAGCACCAAGAGATTTCTCTTCTGCTATAGTTAATTCTTTGCCATTTTCAACATCTTCTAATCTTGAATGGGAAACAAAAATATAAGCAATGCCATATTTAATTAAATTTTTTAAAACTTCTTTGCAGAATGTTTCCAAACTCTTCTTGTTTCCATCAACATCATCCAATAAATAAATTAATTCCTCAGGCATATCTGTAATTAGAATCGGATGTATGAATGGCCTATTAGTTAATTTATTTAAAGTATCATTGAATCCATTAAATAATATAGCTCTATTTAAACGATTATCATAAGCAGTTATATCCTCCGCTGATTCTTGAGGAAGCCATTTAGTGCCAGCTTCTCTCATTCTCAGTGTTCCACCACATAAATCATGTATCAATTCCCAATGGACCTTCATCTCTTCATAGCCAGTGCATGGAATAGCTACTGGTGATTTTTCATCATCTTTATTAGATGACACCCCTGAAGATGAATAATCTGTTTGATTGTGAATACTTGTTACAGCCATTATTTATTCTCTAAAAAATTTTGTATAGTTATTGCTGGTATAATAACACCAAATTTATCTCCAAAAATACCAACAACAATGCCAACTAATTCACCATCATAATTTATAACTTGTGCTCCGCTGCTACCTAAAGCAATAACAGCATCAGTAAACCAGACTCCATTTGTAGCTTTTTCCCAAATAGCAAAATTATCTGCTCTATCTTTATTTATAATACCAATTGTAATAGAATCTGATAAACCCAAAGGTGAACCAATAACACAAACAGATTCACCAATATAAATATTAGTATTAAATTTTATTTCGATTCTATTTTCTAAATAAACTGGATTTATTTTTAATAATGCAATATCATTACTTTCATCTATTTTAATTATTTCTATCGGTATAGAAATATTATTAATATTTGTTTCTATAAATCTACCACCTTTTGCAAAATGACCAGCAGTTATAATATAACCAAGTTTCTTATTAACAACAAAACCAGAAGCACTATAATATTCATCTATAAAAATATTAGGAAAAACTTCCTTCTTTTCTGTTGCTTTTAAAAATATTGATGACTTAACCGCCGAAGAATATAATCTTGGTACAATATTATCATTCTTAACATCATTATAAGAATTAGCTGTACAAAATATACAAATAGTGATAATTAAACTTATTAATAAAATATTTCTTTTAATCATTATTTATTCTCTAAAAAATATAAATTACAATTTGTTACTGGCTCATGATTCCAAGTCCAAGCGTTATATTTATCATATATTGCTTTACATCTATTATAAAAATTAATGTCTAATTTGTTTTCAAAATAAGAACTAATAGCAAATCTTTCCCTATAATAAGCGTTTATAACTGATAATGGTATTCTATCACTACTACGATGATTACTCTTTTGGCATATATCTGTAAACAAAATATTTTTTACTAATGGATGTTGACTTACTAATTCAAAACATAAACGATGACTACCATGACCATATTCACCAACTGGATTATGTGTGAATATATAATCCGGTTTTATCACATCTACAAATTTAGAGATGGTTCTATTTATTCTATCTACAGAATTAGTTAATAAATTTACTGCTCGCCTTGTTGGTAGAGCATAAAAATTATTATCTTCAGATAAACATTCTACTAAATTTATATTTTCTGATTTACAAACTCCTTTTAATGCTGGCAAACGATTTTGACGATTACGAGTTGAATCATCGCAAAGAATAATTAAATACTTTTTATATTCTTCGCTTTGAAAAATCGGCCAGCCAAAAAGCACTTCGTCATCCGGATGACAGAATATCCCTAATATTTTTTTCTTTATCATATTTTACCAATACCTTGCTATGCAATTTTCAACTTTGTTAGCTTTCAATTTATATGTATGCGGAATCAACTGTTCACCTGATTCCCAATTAAAAGCCACTAAATCATTATCAATTATTTCTTTATAAGTTTCCGACATTGGCCATCCAACAAATCGCCCTGCTCCTCTTGGTATCTTACTATGTGGATATTTACTTATTGTTCTTGTAAACGCTAAAGTTTTTGAAATTTCCTTTTCGCCTTCATTTAACACCCCAACCATAAATCCACCAGAATACAACATCTGGCATTCTTCCATAGTTTGAATAAGTTTACAAATATCACCAAAAGTAAAACCTTTATTAATATATTCTAGAGTAGAATCATTTGCACTTTCAAATCCAAAACAAATAACTTTGCAACCAGTGTCTTTCATCATTAATACAGTTTCTTTATCTACAGCCGTCACTCTTGATTGACAAAGCCAATTAACTTTTAATTCCTTCAACCCTTTACAAAGTTCTGCAAGCCAATTTTTATTTACTGTTAAATTATCTTCTCTAAAATGAATAGTTTTTGTGCCAAAAACCTCCATCATATATTTTACTTCCCATAGTACATCGTCAACGGGACGCATTAAATATTTTTGATCCCAAATACTTTTACTTGAGCAAAATCTACAAGCAAAAGGACACCCTCGGCTCGCCACTACGATATCAACTGGCTCTGGTAAACCAAATTGACTACGACGATAACAATTTAAATCCACTTGATCTCTTGCTGGATATTTTAATTTGTGCAAATCACAATTTAAATTTGGTTTATTAATAATATTATTACAACAAAGACCATTAATTTTTTGCCAAAAATATTTTTCGCCATAAGTTAAAATAAACTGCCGTAAAGTTTCTTCCGCCCATCCACGAAACACAAAATCAAAATACTTTACATGCTTCTCAGGATTTGCAGTTGCATTTGAACCGCCATAAACTGTTATGATATTTTTCTTTTGTAATTCAGCAGAAACATTTTTAGCTTCTGTCCATTCAGTTATAGTTCCACCAAAAGCTGCAATATCAGGCTCTTGATTTATTATCCAATTAGTTAAATCTTGCGTTGAAAGTTTATGTACATTGTTATCAATATATTTTACTTCACAAATATCTTTTATTGCATTATAAAGATAAAGCATTCCAAGATTAATCATTGGAAACGGTCTTGGCTTAATATTAAAATATCTATGCTTCCTTGCCATAGATATAAAAGATTCTCGTGTTTGATTTGGATATACTAAAATTACTTTCATTTTAAATTTATTTTATCCCAATTAATTAAAAATCTTTTAATTGTTGACAATTTCCAATTATTTATACCACCTAAATTTTTCCAAATAAAATAAGCTATTATACTTATTAGTATAAATAATATTTTTGATTTAATATTAAAATAAACAATAGTCAAAGCAGCTAATAAAACAAAATCATTAACTAAAGCCATTATCATAATTAAATACTTCATTATTTATCCTTAATCAATACCAAAAACTTCTTTAACTTTTTCATGCCCTAAATGCAACATTATTGGTTTTACTGGTGTTAATTTACCTTGTAATAATACAGAATAATTTTTAATATATTCAGCATTCTCACCACAAACGCACCATTGCTCCGGTAAATAAACTGGAGTAATTTGTGACTTCCAACTTGCCTTCCAAATTGCCAAAGTCCCTCGGCATACATTTTCTCGCAATTCTTTTTCTAGTTGACTTAAAAAGTTTCTTGTGTGATTACAATGCGGATAAACAAAGAATGGGCTAAAATTACAAGCAGATGCAAATATTGGAGTTTTTAAAGTCTCATCAATATCTTTATATTGTACATCTGCTCCCATCATATTATAACTAACATATATTCTTGGATTTAATGGTAATGCACAACCAAATCTTTCTGCAATTGCAAATCCATCTGCAAACTGATTATTAACTATAAGCATATCATCATCCAGCATACACAAGCTATGATAGTGGTGATCTAATGCAAACTTAACTTTATAATAATTTGAATTACGAATATCTGCTCTTAGTGATCCTTTTTGCCATATACGATCTACAAACTCAGTATAAATCTTATGAGTATAAGTATTTTTAGGAAACCCCAAATTAGAATCATGTGTTGTCAAAATATGTATAGGTAAATCAGAATACTGGCGAATGTTTTTAATCAATCGTTGGACTTGTATTTGCCTATTGCCGAAAGACGCTATTACAAAGGCTCTATCCATCATTTGAAATCCTTTCAGTATGAGTTATAAAACTAACTGGGAAAAATTGTATTTCTTTATCCCATTCAACTTGCTTTTCATCAGCTATTCGTGTAAAACAATCTAAACAGATTGTTTCTTCGCCATGATTTCTAATTACCACATCCTTCCATATATCATTTGGAACCCAAAATCCTACACGGATAATATTAAAACATAATTTGCAAATTTCTCTTGAACAATGGTTGCTCATACCAAACTCCCGTCAGTAACCAATTCCTTAAGCCTTGATTTAAGGTGTAAAATATGTGCTGATTTATCTTGATATGCCATGAGTAATTTATATTTAGCAGCATTAATGACATGAATATTCCCATCAGCATGAGGACAAAAATTATACTTTGGGCCAATGTCAATTATTTTTACTCCGAATGTTTTTTCAATAGCTTCTCTATACAACCAGCAACAATTCCAAATATCTTGGTCGATATACCAATCATTACCAGAATGATTAAATTTATTTTGATAGTCAATTAACCTATCCCAGTTACGCTCATAGATTTGATTCATAATAAAGTTTAATAGCCCTCGAACTTTATCATTTACTCGCATCATAACTACTCCAGCGTTAATTGGATATTTATAATTGTAACCACGAGTAGTGACTGCAATATCAAAATCTTTTTCAAAAGCTTCAAAAGGATTTTTCAAATAATATAAATCAGCATCAGCGGAAATAACTTTTGAGCCAGTTGGCAAACCTTTAATAAAACGATATTGAGTAATTACTTTACTACCCATTCTTCCGATTGAATAATCTTCTGGAGTAACGTATTGCGTTAAAAATTCCTTTTCTATTGGTTTATTAAAATTTTCACCTTCAATTGTGTGGATATATTTATTCTGCTTATTAGAAAATATAACAACATTGCTACGATAATTGACATTATTCAATGTTTTTAAACTCTTATCCAAAAGACGCTTGTCAAAATCATAATCGGTAATACAAACATATTCATTGCAGCTTTTATCACAAAATAACAATGGTAACAATTGCTCTTTTAATACTCTATCTTTAAGCGTTTTTAGTTTTTTATTATTCTGCGATATTTCATAAACTGTATCACCTGATGTCTGCAACGCTCGTATCCATTCTGCTGGTCTTTGCAATGAAACTATTTTAATATTTTTCTTTGCACATAAAATAGAAAACCATAAGTCTCTACAATAGAGAATTGGAAAATCCTGCAATGTTGGCTTTATCGTAGAAGAATGAAAAGCTGTACAACCAACTCCGGCCATATCTACAAATATATCACGATGCATCCAATCTGAAAAGCCGTAAGTAATCCGACAACTAAAATAATCTTTTACTGGTTGTATGATATTAGAACCATGTGCCGTTATAACACACTTCCTATCATGTCTTTCAATTGCATCTATTAACTTTTCAAAGTAATCATCGGGATAATATAAATCATCGTCACAAATAAATATATAACCATTAAAATTTTCACAACTATAATTCCAAATCTCATCATGAGCATTTTTATTATTTGGATTTACATAAGCGAAAATTTTACTTTTATCTTTTATCCAATCTGGAACTTCTTCATACCAGTTTAATACCAAATCAATTTCATCTACTTTATCATAAATTCTTTTTAATACAATTTTTAGTTGTTCTTCTCTTGCTTTTACAGAAGCAATAAGAACTCGTATCTTTTCTTTCATTTGGTCGCCACCTTAGAAAAGTTTTGTTAATGATTATTTATTATTATAATAATTGGCATTTCGCAATAGTTATGATTTTTCAGTCATCATCCATTAACTTAACTTAACTTAATAATGTCCCTGAGTCTTTAACTACTGACAAAAGACTAATTTTATGATTTATCAAAAGTTTTAGTCAACTTTTGTCTTACCTCATCTATTTTTGCTTGCATCATATTTAAATAATTTTGAGCATCAGTAATATCTTTTCGTGCTTTTATTTTATCACGACGATGCAACGCTCTCTTTAAAAATAAATGCACCCACATCCCAAGTTCATGAATAGAATATGTTTGCCATATTCCTTCTTTGTATTTTGGTTGATGTTCCTGGCAGCTTTCCGGTAGTTTAATAGTTATTATGCCATCTTTACCCATTACTTTTTCTTCATTATTCATTTATATAACCTTTCAATTAAATTCATACTCTGAATTTTGTTAATGATGGAGAGTCCCATCAAAGTTCATTTTATAT